CGAATGACATATCGTTTGTTCTGCCGAGAAATTCTTAATGGTGGTGTGTTTAGAATCAAGGCGAATCTAAACGCAGCAGGCGGTCAAAGTTTGGATATCTCGTATCCAGTACCTTTAGTAATCCCTGAAAAACATGACATCCAGATTGATGTGCTTGCTGGTCAGGCAACTCAGGTATCCGCAACATTCGACATTATTTTGGTAGACAACGTATAATGGAAAACTTCGCAGACTTCATCACAGAGAGTAAAAATACTCACATGACTCACATCGAGGACAAAGTTCTTTATGGTGGTGTCGACGGTACACGTCAGGCTATTAATGCTCTGCGTGGTCTGCGAGATCTACTTGCTGGATCTGGTAAAGGTAAGGTATCTGTTAAGTGGGACGGTGCTCCTGCTGTATTCTGTGGAACAGATCCAAGTGATGGTAAGTTCTTTGTTGCTAAGAAGGGTATCTTCAATAAGAATCCAATGGTATACAAGACTAATGCTGACATCGATGCTGATACATCTGGTGACCTAAATGCGAAGTTAAAGGAAGCATTACTATATCTTCCGGAGTTAGGAATCAAGGGTGTAATTCAGGGAGACTTCCTGTTCGGTAAAGGGGATGTGTCCACTAAGACTATCGAAGGACAGAAGTATACAGTATTCCACCCAAACACTATTGCGTATGCAGTACCGTACGACCAATCTAAATCTGTACGAGATGCTAAGATTGGTATCGTATGGCACACTACTTACAAAGGTAGTACATTCGAATCTATGTCGGCCTCATACGGAGTAGATGTTTCTAAACTCAAGAAGTCTAAGAACGTATGGTCTCAGGACGCGATGTTGCGAGACGCGACTAAAGCAACCATGTCGGACAAAGACACTAAGGAAGTTAATAGTTATTTGACTAAGATTGGTGTGTTGTTTAAACAAACCTCTTCGACAACTCTACGTGAATTACAAAACAATCCCAAACTTGCACAGGCGATTGAGACTTACAACAACTCGTTTGTTCGTGCTGGTGCACTTATCCCAGACTCCAAGAGACATGTTAACGGACTAATAAGTAATAGACAAGCTTACTACAAAAAAGAGATTGCAAGCAAGAAATCTCAACGTGGTAAGGACAATTGGATTGCCAAGATGAAGGATGAGATGGAGTTTTTCTCTGCCACAAACAAGACAAACCTAATAAAAATGTTCGAACTGCAAAAATTAATAGTTTTGGTCAAATTAAAACTTATAAATAGTTTAGACAAACTGAAATCGATTGACACTTTCGTGAAAACTTCTAATGGTTACAAAGTGACTGGTGAAGAAGGATACGTTGCAATTGATACACTTGGTGGTGATGCGGTGAAACTGGTTGACCGTATGGAATTTTCATACAACAACTTTTCATCTGATATATTAAAGGGTTGGGATTCAGCCCGTAGATAATATGGAATAAACCAATAGAGGAATAGATGACTATGTTGTCATTTAAAGATATGGTATCGGAAGTACTTGACGTATCACAACGTCGTAAACTTGCGATGCGAATGAAAAAGAATAAGGCCCGAATAGCAATCGCACGTAAACGTTCTGAGCGAAAAATGGCATCTATGGACACCCTGAAGAAACGTGCACGTAGACAAGCACGTACTGCGATGGTGTCTAAGATTACTAAGGGTCAAGATAAGTCGGATATGTCCATATCTCGTAAGAAAGAACTCGAAAAGAGACTGGAACGTCCTGCCATACAATCACGTATAGACCGCCAAGCAAGAAAACTTGTGAAGACTGTTCGTAAACAAGAGATCGAACGTAAAAGAAACAAGTCGAAGGGTGGTGATAAGAAGTGATTAAGAATTTTAGTCAATACCTTGTCGAAGAAGAAAGAGAAGTATTTTTCACGTTTGGTCGTATGAATCCTCCTACGATTGGTCACGGCAAGGTAATGGATGCGTTAGCGAAGAAGTCTGGGAAAGCAGACTATAAAGTATTTGTGTCACAATCACAGGACGCAAAGAAGAATCCGCTATCGTACTCCGATAAAATCAAACATACTCGTAAGATGTTTCCGAAACATGCACGGAATATCATGGTGGATAAGTCGGTAAAGACCGCTATCAACGCCATGGTCGCACTACATGACCAAGGTTACAAGTCAGTAACTATGGTTGTAGGTGACGACCGCATTACAGAATTCGATGTCCTGTTGAAAAAATACAACGGACAAAAGGCCAGACATGGTTTCTACAACTTCAAGAATATCAACATAGTATCTGCCGGTAAGAGAGATCCAGATGCTACTGGTGTTGAAGGTATGTCTGCCTCTAAGCAAAGAGAGAACGCATCGAAGAATGATTTCGTTTCATTCTCGCAAGGGGTTCCTAAGTCAATGTCTAACCCAGACACACGTAAGTTGTTCAATGACGTGCGTAAGGGTATGGGACTGAAGGAAGCCAGTGAATTCCGTAATCATATAGAACTAGAGACAGTATCCGAAACACGAGAGAAGTTCGTGCAGGGTGAACTGTTTGAAGTTGGTGATATGGTAGTAATCAAAGAAAGTGATGAAGTTGCTACTATATCAGTTCTAGGTGCGAACTATGTTATCGTTGAGACTAACGATGGCAAGAAGATGCGCAAGTGGTTAGAGTCTGTGGAGTTGATCTCCGAAGACGTTGACCAGAAGCAACTTAATGATTTAGAGAAGTTCGGTGATCGTTTGTTGAAGAAGTTCAACATTGACATCGAATTTACACGACACTTCGCAGACCGTATGAACGATAAGAGAAATGACCCTGCTATCAAGGTCACAGAACTCCAACGTCTGTTTAAGAAGATCGCAAAGAACAAGGGCAAAGACGTAAAGAAACACGGAGATGCGGAAGCAGTATTGAAAGATATGCAGTCCGACCTAAACCTCCCTGTTGTGGTGAACTATAAGAACGGTGAGTTCGAAGTAGTAAACAAAACTATCATGCGTAAGAAGAATTTCAAGACAACGAGTCCTGAAATTAAGTATGAGTCTCAAGATCCAGACATCAAGGATCGTGAAGGTACTCAACCAGCACGTTACCATAAGGGACTTGCAAAGTCCACCAAGGCAAAACGTGATGCGCACTTCAAAGCAAAGAAGGATGGTCCTGCTCCCGGTGATGCAACTGCCAAGACTAAACCATCCAAGTACACCAAGTCATTTAAGGACATGTACGACGAAGATTGTTGGGATGGATATAAAGAAGTCGGTATGAAAAAGAAGGGTGGTAAGATGGTCCCTAATTGTGTTGCAGAAGAAAATGAATTGTTAGAAAACTGGGCAACAGAACTGATGCATAAGATTGGTTCTAAAACTATCAATAAGAATAAATACACTAAAGTTGCACAGTACATTAAGAAGGAACTGTCCAAGTCTGGTGATAAAAGGTCTCACGACTTCCATGCTGCGAACGCAATTCGTAAATTTGGACTGGATATGGACCGAAAAGTACTTGCACAAATGATTGGAGACTTGGCATGATAGGTTTCAAGCAATACCTTGATGAAAAAAGGTATGGAATGTATGATACCCTAGACCTTGATGAAGGTCCAGATGGTATCGCTGCGAAATCAAAGAAGTCTGGTATTTCTTCAGATACTTTGCGAAAAGTTTATAATCGTGGAGTTGCGGCATGGAAGACAGGTCACCGTCCCGGCACAACACCACAACAGTGGGGAATGGCAAGAGTCAATGCCTTCATCGTAAAAAAGAAAAAAGGTGGTCTTAACCACGACAAAGATTTAGCTTAACCTACAACATTATTATAATAAGGATGACCTAGATCGTGATAAGGATCTAGGTCAATAACAATCAAAAAAATTAACGGAGATTAAAATGGCTTTTAAGTTACAGCCTGGACTGATACTAGGAGGAAATGTAACACTTTCCCCTACGGGCACTCCTTTTATTAAAGACGCAAACTGGTCTAAAGCATATCGCATCCCTGTTGGGATAAAAATCTCTACGGAGATGCCATTTTCATCGACTAGTGTTTATGATGTTGATGGTACGATAACGACAGGTGGGACAACTATTGGTGGTGATGCAGTAACTACTACTCGTTGGGGTTCTCCTCTGAATATCGATATCTCTACGGAGATGCCATTTTCGGCAACCAGTGTTTATGTTGCAGATGGTACGATATCGACAGGTGGAACAACTATTGGTGGAGGACTAAGTTCACCTACTCGTTGGGGTTCTACATTACTCGTCAACATCTCTACGGAGATGCCATTTTCGGCAACCAGTGTTTATGTTGCAGATGGTACGATATCGACAGGTGGAACAACTATTGGTGG